TCTGGAACTGGCCGTGCTCACCAGATGTGAGTACGCGAAACCACGCAAGCCGGTCGGCGAAGAACACCGTCCACGAAATGTGTGACGCCGGCCAGAGATATGAATCGGGCGATGCGCGTGGTGGAGATGAAACACCGAATTCAAGAATTAGCGATCCCGATAGCCTCGGCTGGGAACGCCGGACCTCATGCACCCTGCCCCACTCAATCAGGGCGCTCAGAGCTGTAGCGTGCATGTTGTAAGGACCTGTGATCCACGGCGAACAGATGCTGTTTGACGCTGTGAGTAGGAAGCTCGAAGCCCGCCCCCATGACGAACCGCCGACCTGCAATCAGCAGCGGGATACGCGGCGCCGCCCTAGCGCAGAGGGAGCCACCGCTGACGCAAGAAACCCAAGCCGTCGCCAGTAGCGGGCCTGGGCCCCCTTCCCCATCTCTATTACGTCAGCACTCCTCCCCCGCGCCCATCGGCAACCAGCGGGAGGCACGAGTGTTGACGAATACAGGTGAACAACCCGCCACTTTGGAGGCGACCATGAACGCAGCATTGAAGATATGCCAGGAGCGTTACGACGCTCAGTTGCCTCCAGAGGTCAGCGAGAGCGACGAGGTGACGGACTGGCTTGAGCATTCAGCGGAGCGCCTGGTGTGCGGCGTCGACATCAAGTGGAAGCGTCGCTACGGCCAGCCGCAGGTCGTGACGTTCGACCGGTTCTGCACGGTCCTGCAAGGCCACCTCAACCAGCGCCAGATCGACGGCCTGGACCAGCGTGATTCGTTTGCCCGCCTGCTGCTGTCGGCAATGCTCGGCAGCCAGAGCGATGCCCGGTCACACGCCGCAGACCTGCTGGGCCAGCAGCGGCCCATTGAAGCGGTCGAGAAGATCGCTGTGGCGCTGCTGAGACCGTATGCCGAAGACGCTGTAGCGGCGGAACGGGAAGAGCGCGAAGACGACGTGGATGCCGATGTATGAGCCCGCACATCCTGATCGATGAAGCACTTGAATGCCTTGAGCACCCTGCCAGCGAGGCGGGCGCCCAGGTGGTCGTGCAACGAATGATCACGAACATGCTCACCGGCAACGTGATCACCGTCGAAGAATTCAACCACTACTGCCAGCGCCTGCTGAAAATCACCAGGCACCGCAAGGAGGCTGCATGACCACCGCACCGGTTAAATCGCTGATCGACGAGCAGCTCGACGACATCGAGCGCCGCATCGCCATCCTGGGCTTCGGCCTTCCCTTCAACGAACTGATAGGTCGAAAGCGTGAAGACCTTGTGCGGGATCTGCCTCAGCGCTTGGCGCCAACCATGAAGGGCGGCCGGATTGCGGTGAGGGTTCGTCATGGGTGACCGTGAAATGCTCTATTTGGCGGCCGAAGCTGCTGGCCTTCGTTGCAACGGCCATTACCCAGAAAAAAATGGTTACGTGTGCTTGAGCAGTCATACATTTTCGTCTGGCTACTTTAGCCCTCTCGATTTCAATACCGGCCACGCTTTGATTCTTCAGGCGCGCTTGGGAATAAGCATCGATATGAACGTGGTGACTGAACGCGGTTTCCAGACGGGGTGGGTTCAGGCTTATCACGACGATGGCCAGGCTTGCGAGGACGTGACGGGTGGGCGTGCGGAGTCTGCGATATGCAGGGCCATAGTAAGGGCCGCCGCTGCGATCAGAGAGTCGCGGCCGTGAAAAGCCGCCAGCGCACCCGGCGCCTGCTCATCTGGCGCGGCTCATTCCCCGCCCTCGCCCTCTTCACCTTTCTGATGTTGCTCGGCGCACTCGCTGATCGAATCACTCAATAACCAACACCTTCAATCGCTGCGAGCATCGCGGCAGGGAGTCACCGTGTCCGCAGAAACTCAACTGGCCGTCGTGCCGCCGAAAGAAACCGCTCTGGCCGTGTTCAGCACCGTTAAAGGCCTGGATCCTTGGCTTGAACAGGTGCGTGCCAAGGTCGAAGAATTCAAAAAAGTGCTTCCTGACCTCAAGACCCGCAAAGGCCGGGAGGCTTATGCCTCGATGGCGCACCAGATCGCCAAATCGAAAACGGCACTCGAAGCGGTAGGCAAGGAAATCTCAGCGAAACAAAAGGAGATCCCGAAGCTGATCGACGCCGAACGTAAGCGCGTATGGGACACCCTGGAGTCATGGCAGAAGGAAGTCCGGCAGCCGCTGGATGATTGGCAGGCGGCCGAAGACGCTCGCGTTGCCAAGCATGAGGAAGGGATCCAGCAGATCAAGGACATGGCTCTGTTCGGCGAAACACCTCCGGCATCCGTAGTTGCCCGTGTGATCGACGACCTCGAAGCTATCGAAATCAACGATGCCTGGGAGGAGTTCCTGGCTGAAGCCGCCCAGGCGAAGGACCAGACGCTGGCGAAGTTGCGCACCCTGTTCGCTGAGCGCGTCCAGTATGAAGCCGAGCAGGCCGAACTAGTCCGGTTGCGTGCCGAAGCCGAAGCACAGGCCCAGCGCGACCGCGATGCAGAGATTGCACGGGTAGCAGCCGAACAGGCCCGGCTCCAGGCCGAGCAGCAGGCCCAGGCAGAGCGCGAAGCTGCCGCACGGCGTGAACAGGAACTGCTAGACCAGGCCGCTGCCACTCAGCGCGCAGCAGCGCAGGCAGCACTGGACGCCGAGGCCGCCGCCGAACGCCAGCGCCTGCAATTGGAGTTACAAGCCGAACAGTCCCGTGCAGCAGCGGCACAGGCCGAGGCAAACCGAATCGCCGCCGAGCAGCGCGCTGAGCAAGAACGTGTTGCCGCCGCCGAGCGCCAAGCAGCAGCAGTTGAGCAAGCCCGCCGGGACGAGAAAGCCCGCGCCGATGCAGCGGCAGACGAAATCCTGCGCCAAGCAGCAGCCCGCGAGGCTGACAAGGCTCACCAGGGAAAAATCAATCGCGCCGCCCTGGAAGCATTCATTGCCGGCGGCATGCCAGAGGCTTGTGCCAAGCAGGCGGTCACCCTGATCGCCCAGCGCAAGATTCCAGCCGTTTCAATTTCTTACTGAGGTTTCCATGAGCACAGAAATCATCATGCCGGATCATCGGCGCCAAGCGGTGGTTCCCATAAGTTCCGAAACCAGCATCATGGCGGTAATCAGCCGTGCCGCTTCCGATCCTTCCTGCGACATCAACAAGCTTGAGCGCCTAATGGAAATGCATGAGCGCATGCAGGCGCAGAGCGCGAAACAGATGTACGACGAAGCGTTGGCGCAGATGCAGGAAGAAATGCCCGTAATCGGCGAGCGAGGTGGGATCAAGGATAAAAACGGACGCATCCAGAGCACCTACGCGCTCTGGGAGGACGTAAACGAAATGATCAAGCCGGTAATGGCGAAACACGGCTTCGCCATTACCTTCCGAACGCCGCGGAACGAGCGAGGCATTGAGGTTGAGGGCGTTCTCAGTCACCGCGCTGGGCACCGTGAGTCCACCTCAATAGTCCTCCCCGTAGATGCGACTGGCAGCAAAAACGGCGTACAGGCCGTGGCTTCCAGCGTCAGCTACGGAAAGCGCTACACCGCCGGGCTTCTGCTGAATATCACCACCACTGGCGAAGATGATGACGGCAACGGCCCCACCGCCCAGATCACGCCGCGCGTTACCTCCGTCCAGGCCACACAACTAGCGACGCTACTGGAAAAGTGCAGCGACAAGGCCAAGGAGGCATTCAAGAAGATCCACGGCGCCCCAGCATCCGTGGAAAAAGCAGTGTTTGACCAGGTGCTGGGCATGCTCACCAAGTCGGCAGCGCAGCATGCCGCCTCTCAGGAGAATACTGATGCAGATAATCACTGAGGTAGAACAGGGTTCACCTGAATGGCTGGCCCTGCGCCTGGGCATCGTCACATGCTCCGAACTGGAGTGCCTGCTGGTCAACGGCAAAGGTGAGGCAGGGTTTGGCGCCGGCGCGTTCACCTATATGAACACACTGATCGGCGAGCGCATCACTGGCGAGGCCGCCGACCCGTTCCAGGGTAATCGGCACACCGAGCGCGGCCACGAACTGGAAGGTGTCGCCCGCAAGCTCTACGAGCAGCGTGAGGAAGTCGAAACCAAACAGGTGGCGATCATCCTTAACCACGGTGCCGGCTACTCGCCTGACTCGCTTGTCGGTCCAGCGGGCCTGACGGAAATAAAAACCAAGCTCCCGAAATTCCAGGTCGAAGTGATCCTTTCGGGAGAGATCCCCAAGGAACACGTCGCCCAGTGCCAGGGCGGCTTGTGGGTCTCGGAGCGTGAGTGGATCGACTTTGTTTGCTACTGGCCAGGCATGCCCCTGTTCATCAAGCGCGCCTACCGCGACGAAGCGATGATCCGCAAGCTGTCCGAGAGGGTTAAGACCTTCTACGAAATCCTCGACGACCGCATGAACCAAGTATTGGGGATCGCAGCATGATCAGCATCCTACAGAACGAAGTGGAGCGCCTCCGGCCAGCATCCAATGAACTGTCCGCCGCGGTTGAGCAGTACTTGGCAGCCGGCGGCAAGATCGAGGAAGGCCCGGCCAGCGGATACATCCCCAAGCCGATCACCTATAGCAACCAGATGCCGCCGGCGCCAAAGCCTTTTGTTCGGCGCCGAGTTGAGCCGATCGCACCGCCACCGCTCACCCCGTTAGAGCGCCAGGAAGAGGAGCGGCGCCAGCGTGTAGCAAAGGTCATGGAGTTGGCACCGACCCACACGCAAAAGGAAGTAGCTCTGGCAACCGGCATCGGCAGGCGAACCCTGCTGAGCATGTCCAAGGAATTCGGTTTCAGCTTCAAGCGTGTGCACCAGCCGCCTAACTCAAGCCCCGAGCACAGGGAAGCAATTGCCAAGCACGAGCTGATCCTGGTTGAGCGAATCAAGGCCTACAAAGAGCTTGGCATCAGCCGGCGCCAGGTGTGCGAAAAGCTCCACATCACCAACAACACGCTGAAGCGCCTGCTCGCCGAGCACGTGATTGATTACCCGATGTCTCGTGCAGGCGGTAACCGATGCGCAGCATAGCTCGCATCCAGCAACGCAAACGTCAAACCTGGCTCGCACTGCCGGCCAGCGGAATAGAAGAGGTAGGCCATGGCCAAATCAGTACAGGAACGGTCTGCCAAGGCAGCGCAGAAGCGCCTGGCGGTCGCCGAGAAGGAATTGCGGCACAAGGTCAGGCCGGGTATCGAGCAAGCAATGGAGCGTATCCGGCTTCGGGGCCAGGTACCGATCATCAGCGAGGTCTTGCAGATCGCCATCATGAAGATGGATTTGATGGGTGACGACGAGCTTGCGGTCTTCTTGAGCTATCCGCGCCACGAAATCGTGATTAGCGAAAACGTGGCGCGAGAGTTTTACAATCAAAGCTTGGCCGAACTGAAGCGGGATCCGGGAGATGAGCAAGAAGCTCCGTCAATCCTCTGCGAAAATCAATGAGCCACTTGCTAAGCAATAAAGAGGACCTGGGCCGCCTCCTGCTCTTTCGTTGAAGTCGTTTATGCATTTCTCGACGTCTTCAAGCGCTTTGCTCGCGAGCTCGACGTTAACAAAGTCCTCCCATTCAACCGAACCATAGGCATCTGAGGTTCGAGGTTCGGCGGTAGTGACTTCCTCAAACTCAATCGAAGCGGTGCGCCCATGGGCCATCAAGTTCCGAAACCGGAGCGCCCTTGCCGCCCATGGAAGATCGTTTTCAATGCCAGCCCCAGGTATCCCGAGGGCTTTACGAATGTGTTTGTATTTTGCCCAGATTGAATCTTTGCCCTTTGGGAGAAGCTCAATATCGAGCTCATCCCCCTCAAGCAAATGATTGCAATAGGCTTCAAGGGTGAATGCTGCAAGAACAAGGGCGTTAATGATTTCGTAGTACGAGCCTTCCTCATCGAGCTTTGCCCGATCAAGGCTTCTGCTGGCGCCAGCATACAAAAAGGCAAATGTGTATACGGTACGTTTCCCACTTGCTCGGCCAGCCATATGCACCTCGAATCTTAGTAAACAACAATCAAACATCAACCCAAACCAAATTGCCACCACCGGTTCCGGAGGGCGGCGCCTGACTGGAGACAATCCATGAGCAACTACATGTACAAGACCACCGCTCCTGCCGTGGTTGCCGCGGTAATCGCCTGGGAGGCCAAACGCAAAGAGTGGGACGCCCAGCGCGCCAAGCTTGGCCAGATGTTTGGTGGTGCGGCCTCGCCGAGGCGGTCAGGCAATCGGAGCTACGTCGGCGGCGTGAAAATCAGTGATAGCCGCGAGCTGGACGTGCACTGGTGCCGCCCGGACCAGTACGACTACCGCGCTCTGCGCTCCAGCGCCAAGCCCGCGAAAGGAACGCCAAAGGAAGCGCGCGCCGCCCAGGTCGCCGAGCATGAGCGCCTGTCGGCTCTCTGGAAGGAACATTGCCCTGCCAGCATCGATATGGACGAAGCCTGGGAGGCGATCGGCCTGAACCCGGGCGCACTGTGGATGTGCGACGGCGTGTTCTTCGAGCTGGATGGGGTTGTTTACCTGAACCTCGGCCTCAGGCTTGAAGATGGACACGAGAACATCGAGGGCGCCGCCGAGATCCTCGGCAGCGAATTTGAAGCGGCACGCCAGACAGTGCTTGGTCAGCGCAAAGCGGCCTGACCTGCCTTCACCTATTGCGCCGAACCTCGCAACGCCGCATCCCTTGATGCCGAGACTGATTTGTAAAGCGCCCAAATGTTGCAAAGAAGCCGCTTCAATCCTTCTTCGGAAATGTTGCCGGATCGAAGCTGCTTTGCGAAACCTTCGATCTGGCCGAAGTTAGATGCCTCAAGGTGCTCTGGAAAGTCCTTAGCCTTGAGCGGCCCAAGCTCACGTATCGCGCTCTCAGCCCTATCGCGCTCCGTTCCTGTGTGTGTAATGAAGGCCTCAACGGCGTTTTGCAGCAAGTAATGCTTCTCGTGAAGACCGTTCATAACTCTGCCTTTTTTTGAAATTTCTAGCCGATCACAAATACCCCATATCAACGAATCACGCCAGCCG